CTTTATTTTTTCTCCGGGGGATATTTTGGAAAAAGGGTTTCGGGTTTCGTACAGCATTTAAAAAGGCTCACGGGGTATGTCAAAACCGTTTTGGGCGCTCCTCCTTTATTTTTCTTTTCTCCTTTCGGTAAAGATCATATTTACATGATCCCGTGGGTCTCTTTAAATGCTGTATAAGTTGGTTAAAACTATGCTGAAACTATATTCAGGAGGTTTAAATGGACAAAGATTATTTACAAAAACTATTTATAAATGAAGCGAAACCTGCGCTAGATCGTCATTCTGGTGGAACTGGTGGCGGAAGCACAAAAGAAATACGACCGCTCACTGTAACGGCTGCGGGTACATATGATGCTACCGTCGCACAAAAAATACCAAAAAGTCAGGTCGCTGTAAAAAGCGAGATCGATATAGATGCGTTGGTTGAAGTTTTGGGTGTAGATCCCTCAACGATTACAGAGTATTCGATCGACGGAAATTTTGTGCTGATGAATATGGGTATTGTAGACGATGCCGGAAAACCCGAATTCGTATTGATGCTTGGAGAGATGGAGTACATATATGTTTGTGGAACAACGGCTAGCGAACTTGGGTTAGATGGTTATGTTGGATGGATCGGTGTGGTCGATGATGTGCCGACAATCGTAACCGAAGAAATATACACCGCGCCAACCGATGTGCTGATCGACAATGTCCAATTACAAGATCTACTTTTAGATGGTGATACTTATGACTTAACCGAACCTTTTGACGGGGGTTATAATCCAGTAAAAGTCGGTGGATTAATCAAGCCTTTATTAGACTCCGCCAGCTCTCCAACGTGTTTTAAAGGAAACACATCGCTAGCATCACTTAACGGAATATTGGTTTATGATGATACTAGTGATGTAATCAACATGCAAATGATGTTCGACGGGTGCGCCGCATTAATCACAGTGCCTTTATTCGACACCAGCAACGTGATTGATATGGGATATATGTTCCGAGGCTGTGATAAGTTAACCAAGGTGCCTTTATTCGACACCAGCAACGTGACGAATATGTCGGGTATGTTCGTCGGGTGCGACACCTTAACCGAGGTGCCTTTATTCGACACCAGCAACGTGATTAGTATGTTTCATATGTTCCGAGGCTGTGATAAGTTAACCGAGGTGCCTTTATTCGACACCAAAAACGTGACGAATATGGTTGACATGTTCAACGTTTGCACCGCATTAACCACAGTGCCTTTATTCGACATTAGAAATGTAACATCTGTGTCCGCCATGTTTAACAATTGCACCGCATTAACCACGTGTCTTTTGCGAAACATCAAAACCAATCTACAGGTCGGATCTGGTACTAGCTATGGTCATCTATTAACTGTAGATAGTTTAATACATCTTATAAAAGAGCTGCGAGATACCGGCTTTTCTAAAACCCTAACCATTGGCAGCGCGAACTTAGAAAAGCTAGCGAATGTCTATGTTAGAACTATCGATATCACCGATGAAATGAGAGCAGAGGATGATTTAATCGACGAGAAACTTCCTTTTGTTGTGTGCGAAAGTACAGATGAAGGATGTATGCTGATTAAGGACTATGTAAACTTTAAAAATTGGAAACTTGCATAATAGGAGAAAAAAGCTATGTTAAGAGAAATTCCCGCGACAGCGGTAGAAGTACAAACTGGATTATGGGCAAACCCGAAAACGCTCACGCTCGGAAGCATGACAAGAACCTTTTACGACCTTTATTCGTCGGATGGGTATTGTTTTTACGAGATCGCAAACAATCTTGACGAGAATGGAGATTTGCGCCCCGAAAACGAGCGAATTTATTGTCAATATATGTCTACGAATTACACGACTATTGAACAAATCAATGCAGAAATCGTTTCTGTACCCGTACAAGAAGGTTTCGAAATCGTAAGCGTTGGCACCAACACCGAAACGATCTAAAACTAAATCTAAAAATTCAAAATGGAAAGGAGGCAGTAAGGATGAAGAAAGCCAAAATAGGAGGCTCTTCCGAATCTACCAGAAAAATCAAACCGGCTACTACCCCCGAAGCTAGAGAACAACAAATGATAGCTTTAGCTGTAGATTTAGCCGAGAAACAGTTATTAGAAGGTACTGCTTCCTCTCAAGTTATAACCCATTTTTTAAAACTAGCCACTTCAAAAGCTGAGCTGGAAAAAGAAAAGATGCGGAAAGAAAACGAACTATTAAGCGCCAAAACAGATGCTCTTCAATCTGCGAAACGAGTAGAAGAGCTATATGCTAATGCACTTGCAGCAATGCGAACTTATAACGGACAAAGTGGGGGCGAAGAACACGATGACGATTATTAAAACATATTCTGAGTTGATCACGATCCCCACTTTTGAAGAGCGCTATCAATATTTACGTATCGGGGGTTCTGTTGGTGAAGAAACGTTCGGTTTCGATAGGTATCTGAATCAGATATTCTATAAAACTAGAGAGTGGCAGGCGATAAGAGATTCGGTAATTATAAGAGATTTTGGCTGCGATTTGGCTATTACTGATAGAGAAATCCACGGGCGAATTTTAGTACATCATATGAATCCTATAACCAAAGAAGATGTTCTTAATCGCAGTAAGTTTCTACTAGATCCAGAATACTTAATATGCACTAGTAAGAACACTCACGACGCAATCCATTACGGCGACGATGGTCTATTGATCAAGGTTCCAGTGGACAGGCGTCCAAACGATACATGCCCGTGGAGGCGATAAAGGAGTAGAACGAAGATGGAAAACAACGAACTTAAACACTACGGTGTCCTCGGTATGAGATGGGGTAAACGTAAAGCTCGTTATGATTCTGATGGTTCGGATAGTGATTCCAAACCGGATGAAGTCGAGAAGAGACGTTCTCGGAATAAGAAAATCATTTCCGCGGCTATAGCTACCGTAGCGGCCGTTGGTATCGGCGTCGCTATTTACGGTAAGAAAAAGCGAGGATCCGCAAAGAACGAACGTACTGTTTTCGAAAGTGGAAAGAGAATTACTAGTAATGTTGTGAAACAAATCGCTAACCGACCTTACACTACGTCTGATGGCTGGGAAGTACATTTCTAAAGGAGTAGAACAAAGATGGAAAGTATTTTAACATCTGTAAAGAAGATGCTAGGCATCGATGAGGAAGACAAACATTTCGACTCCGACATTGTAATGCACATTAATTCGGTTTTCATGACCCTTACTCAGTTAGGTGTCGGCCCATCTGAAGGTTTCGCTATTGAGGATGACTTGTCTAGTTGGACCGACTTTATTACTAACAATAGCATGATCGAAGCTGTTAAAAGTTATACTTACATGAAGGTTAAATTAATGTTTGATTCTCATTCGATGAGTTCATCCGTAATAGAATCATACAGTCGTATGATTAGCGAATACGAATGGCGAATAAATCACGCGGTCGAAATGTCAAAGTCTAATCAGACTTGATGAAGGAGAAAATTCAAAATGGAAAACAACGAACTTAAACACTACGGTGTCCTCGGTATGAGATGGGGCGTTCGTAGGAGAAGAAGCGGCGCTGATGATAGTGAAGATAGTGTTAGAGCTAGACGCGCTTTGGGCAAAAACATAAACGAAATGTCCAATAAGGAATTACAAGATGCCAACCAACGCATCCGTCTTGAGCAAGAACACAAAGATCTCATACGTAAGAACACGGTTGGTAAGAAAATTGTTACCGCGATACTCGCTACTAGTGGGACTATCGTAGCGTTAAAAGCTGCCCAAACGAACTTCAAGAACGCTGGTAAATCGGCGGATTGGGCAATTAAGAAATGGCAAAATAGAAAACTTCCGCGTCTTCCCGCGCCGACCAAGTAGGTGTAAACTATGGCATTGTCTAACACAGCGGTTCCTAAATATTATGGTATGTTTCGCGATGCGGTTCTACGTGGTGAAATACCGGTGTGTAAAGAGATTTCTATGGAGATGAATCGTATAGACGACCTGATAGCTAATCCAGGAATCTACTACGATGACCACGCCATTGACGGTTTTGTTAAATATTGTGAAAACGAATTAACATTGACCGATGGTGAAGATCTACATTTGTTGGACTCATTTAAGTTATGGGCCGAGCAAGTGTTTGGTTGGTATTACTTCGTTGAAAGAAGCGTATACGAACCGTCGCCGGATGGACACGGTGGACATTATGTTAAGAAGACTATTAAGAAACGTTTGATTAATAAACAATATCTTATAGTTGGTCGTGGTGCTGCTAAATCTATGTACGCATCATGTATTCAGAATTTTTACATAAACGTTGACACATCGACCACGCACCAGATTACGACCGCGCCGACCATGAAACAAGCAGAAGAGGTAATGTCGCCGATTCGTACCTCTATAATCAGAGCTAGAGGTCCGCTAATGCAGTTCCTCACGGATGGATCAATTCAGAACACCACGGGCTCCAAAGCGAATCGAGTTAAGTTAGCCTCGACCAAGAAGGGTATAGAGAATTTCTTAACTGGGTCGTTGCTTGAAGTACGTCCTATGAGTATAGATAAGCTTCAAGGTCTTCGTGTTAAGATCGCATCGGTAGACGAATGGCTTTCAGGCGACATACG